TAACGTTGATGACACTGGTAACACCTTCGCTGGTGTTCTCCAAGGTAAGTATCGTGTATACATCGATCCTTATTCTGCAAACTCTGGTGCTCAACAGTACTACGTTGTTGGTTATAAGGGTTCTTCACCTTATGACGCAGGTCTGTTCTATTGCCCATACGTACCTCTCCAGATGGTTCGTGCCGTTGGCGAGAACACCTTCCAGCCTAAGATCGGCTTTAAGACCCGCTACGGTCTTGTTGCCAACCCATTCGCTGCGACTGGTGGTTCAGACGCTGTTAGCGGAGATCTCAAACTCAACGCAAACCGTTACTACAGAAGAGTTCAAGTTAAGAACCTCATGTGATCTATTTGGTTCACATACTTCTACGGGAGACCTTCGGGTCTCCCTTTTTTTTCCTTTGGATTGAATAAACATGGAATATATCCCACCCGTTTATACACACAGTCCACCAATGGAATTCGCATTACCTCTTCCGGTAATTCCTCCATCTCAATTAGAATATGTTGAATATAGAGTATGGGTTCCTTGGGTAAAGCATGACTGGTGGTCAGAGAATGGAGCAATGAACTTCAGAACAACAACTTCTCAAGTAAACCCAGTAATAAGAAAAGTACCACATCCACTTCCACCCATTGGATGGTTACGTGGAGAAGAAATATATAGAGATTGTTATAGATGTCATCCACTTGAGAGACTTGATGACATGGCAAGATTTAAAAAAATGAGAGAATCTTTTATGGATTCATTAAAATCAACTAGTTTTGACTAAATACTTAAAAAACGATGGCAAGATCATCTGCTATAAGCAATAGAAATTTTTTATCTCCAACAGGATTTAAGTTTGTTTTGGACAGAAGTCCAAAGGTTGCATTTTTTTGCAATCAAGCTAACATTCCAGATATTACTTTGGGGATTGCAATTCAACCCACTTATTTTAAAGATATAGACGTTCCTGGTGATAAAATTCAATTTGGAGATTTGAACTTAAGATTCCTTGTTGATGAGGATCTTGGAAATTATATGGAAATTCAAAACTGGATAAGAGGTCTTGGATATCCAGAAGATGTTAAACAATTTAGAGACCTAGAAGCACAATCAACAATAAAAGGTCGATATGTAAAGGATAGACAAAACATATACTCTGATGCTACATTACAGATATTAAATAGCAACTTGATTTCAAAATTTCAAGTAAATTTTAAAGAGGTATTTCCATATTCGCTGTCTACAGTAAATTTTGATGCTACTGATACGGATATTCAGTACTTTACAGCAGATGTAAGTTTCAAGTATACTATCTACAATATACAAGATATGAGTGGAAAAGATTTATGATCGATCTTGATAAACTTCAAGAGATGTGGGAAAAAGATTCAAAAATTGACATGGATAATCTCCATACAGAATCTACAAATATTCCCGGTCTCCATGCAAAGTATTTTGAAACTTATAATACCATATTTCTTTTAAGAAAAAAAGCAGAGCAGCAAAGAAAAAATATTCGCCACGAACGTTATGAGTATTTTAGTGGAAAGGCTGATCCAGATGTTTACATAGATAACCCCTTTCCTAAGAAAATTAGAGACAAGGATACAATGCAAAAGTATCTTGATGCTGACGAAAAACTTTCTAGTGTATGTTTAAAAATTGATTATTATGATACAATGTTAGTTTATATCGAAAGCATTTTGAAACAAATTTCAAATCGAACATATCAAATTAAAAATGCAATTGAATTTATGAGGTTCAATTCAGGTTTAGGGTAATGGACGAAAACACACCATCATATAATTTAGATTTAGATATAGAAGACATTCATCTTTTGTATCAATGTGTGTGTAAAAGAATAGAAACCTGGGAGGGATACCCAGCAAGACATCCAATGGAGCAAGAACATTTGGCTTACTTAAAAAATTGGTTGTACCGATTAATATTAGAACACAAATTTGACTCCACACAGTAAATACATAGAGGTAAATTAATCTATGGAAGAACAAGATTATTATCATTTAGAACTACCAATAGAAGCAGTCCGTGTTATTCATACGGGACTTACTCAGGCATGTGAAAAATGGTCTGGTGGAGATCCTGTAGAGCAGGAAGATTTACTTGCTATGCGAGATCATTTCTATAGAATTGTTCTTGAACATAGGTTTACTAATATGTAATAAATATTCGTAGATGAATGGATCTATGTGATTGACACTAGTGCAAATCTTGTTATATCAAAATCCAACGAAGTATTTTTAAAGATTAATACTGAACCTCATATTGAATACGAACTTAGAGATCACTTTAAGTTTGAGGTTCCTAATGCAAAATTTATGCCACAGTACCGTGGTAGAAACTGGAACGGAGAGATTCATCTCTACGATATGCGTTCCAAGCAAATTTATGTTGGCTTGTTAGATAAGATTGTCAATTTCTGTAAGCAATACGGATATACTTATAAGTTTGAAGATAATAAGTTTTATGGCACTCCTTATGAAGAGAATGATTTAATCTCTATGGAGGGTGTCAAGGATTATATGCATTCCATTTGTGCCCATACTCCCAGGAAGTATCAAATTGAGGGAGTATATGGTGCCCTAAAGCATAATAGAAAACTATTGATATCTCCCACTGCTTCTGGCAAATCGTTGATGATCTATTCTCTCGTAAGATACTACGTTGACAAAGGACAAAAAATTCTCTTAGTTGTTCCGACGACATCTCTTGTAGAACAGATGTATAAAGATTTTCTTGATTATGGTTGGGACGCTGAGTCATATTGTCATCGTATATATTCTGGTCGTGAAAAAAGTAATAATGCTCCAGTGACTATCACTACTTGGCAGTCTGTATATAAACTAGAACGTTCTTTTTTTGAAGACTATGGTGTAATTATAGGTGATGAAGCACATTTATTCAAGTCTAAATCATTAATTCAGATTATGACTAAACTTCATCATGCTAAGTACAGATTTGGTTTTACTGGAACATTAGATGGGACACAAACTCATAAGTGGGTACTTGAGGGCCTCTTTGGACCATCATATAAAGTGACAAGAACTGATGAGTTGATGAGGCAGGGACACTTGTCACAACTTGATATTCAGTGTCTTGTTCTCAAACATGCACCACAAACATTTGAAACATATAATGATGAGATTGAATATCTTATTTCACACGAACAAAGAAACAAATTTATTACAAATCTTACATTAGATCTTAAAGGTAACACACTTGTTCTTTTTAGTCGTGTCGAAGCACATGGAGCAATACTCTATGAAAAGATAAATAATAACAAGCGAGATGACCATAAAGTATTTTTTGTACATGGCGGAGTAGATGCTGAAGAAAGAGAATTAGTTAGAGAAATTACAGAAAGAGAAAACAACGCAATCATTGTTGCCTCTTATGGAACTTTTTCTACAGGTATTAATATTAAGAAGCTCCATAACGTTATCTTTGCTTCACCCAGTAAGTCAAGAGTTAGAAATTTACAATCAATTGGAAGAGTACTTAGAAAAGGAAAAGATAAAACTAAAGCAGTCCTCTATGACATTTCTGACGATTGTTCAACTAAATCAAGACGAAATTATACTTTAAATCATTTTATAGAACGTATTAAAATCTACAATGAAGAAAAGTTTAATTATGAAATAGTCACTATACAGTTAAAATCAAATGATAGAAGATGATTTTTATGCAACAATAAAACTAAAAAATGGTGAAGAGATATTTGCAAAAATAGCTGCTTCTGAAGAAGAACATGATACTATGATTATAGTGTCAAATCCCATTGTTGTTTCTCAAATTAAAAATAGAGCAGGTGTTGTTGGTTACTCTATAGAACCTTGGTTAAAAACAACAACTGATGATATGTTCGTAGTTAACATCAATGACATATTAATTATGAATGAGTCATCAGATCTTGAAATGATTATGTTACATCAAAATTTTACTAGACAAACTGATAAAGAAAAAAACAATCAGTCTAAATTAGATAGAAAAATGGGATATATTTCTAATGTCAATGATGCTAAAGAAATCTTAGAGAAGATATTTAAGAGTAGCTAAACTTTCTCTTCAACCCTAACAGAGTCATTCTACTAAGAAGTTGAGTACTTGTCAAGTATAGATTTAAATGGTATAATCTATACATAATTATGATAATAACTTATGATTTCAACAGCAGTTATGGCCAAAAGAAAAAGGTCCGAGCATTATGTCAACAATAAAGAATTCCTTGCGGCTATAACTAAGTATCGCGAAGAAGTTGAGATTGCGTTTATTAAAAAATATGGTAGAGAACCTACAAAAGATGATAGAGCTTCAAGATGGGATACAAAACCACCAATTCCACGCTATATTGGTGAGTGTTTCTTGAAGATCGCAAATCACTTGTCCTTCAAGCCCAACTTTGTG